CTGATCCAGCGGGATAGAACGATTCTTGAAATCCATGACCGGCAGCATCTCGATGTACTCCAGCCCCTGCACCGTGACGCCGGTCTTCACCCAACAAGTCTTGCCGTCGGTGAAGTAGTTGCAGGGACCATACTCGGTCTCGCGCTCGTAGACAGTGAACGTGGTACCGGGGAACTGATCATTGATCTGATCCCACGCCCAGGCCCAACTCAGGTAGGTCAAGCCATTCTTCTTTTCGGTATGCTCGTTCACGTCGATGGTGCGGAGTTTCTTGAATGCCGTGTACTCCATTTGTCACTTCTCCTTTTCTCAATCGTGTACTTGTGACAGTCATATCCAAGAGGAAGTACGTCCTCTTTAGACATCAGGTATGGCAAGCGCTTCCGTTCCTCATTGGCCTTTTCCAGACGGTTCTTGCCCTGATCCTGGTTGATCCTGACCTTGGGATCCGGGAGACGCTTGATAAAGATGGGAGGTTTCTTCAGACGGTCACCGTGAATGTCGCACGGAAACCACATGAGCGCTCCCTTGGGGTAGTATTTCTTGGTCTCGTCATGGGAGTATGTCTTGTCACCATGCATATGATCCCTAGTTCTGTAGCCGGAGAGGAAGTCCACCAGCTCAGGATGGTTCGCCGGATCGCTCACCAGCACCTTGGGCATGGCGATGTATATGTCCAGATCCTCCCTTGTCACGCGATAGCCTGAGCGGTTTTCGCTCTCGCCTGCGCTCTGGCGAAGGATATAGGACGGATCCGTCCGGCCTTTGACAAAGTCTTCTTCCGCGACGATCCCGAGGAAGTAGAGCATCGCATCACTCCTCGCGGATGTTGATGTGCAGCATCTGGTACAGCATCTCTCCGGCGAGCCTGCCCAGATCCTGGTAGGCTTCCTGGCTTGTCTCCAGTGTCTTGATGGCACCCACGCAGGATCTCGTGGTCTCGCCGTTGTTGTAACGCACCATGTAGATTTCGATGTATGCACCCTCGCAGGCACCAGGGGTGACGGTCACCTCAAACCAGTCGTCGATCTCGACCTTGTGGTCCGTATCCTTGCTGGCGTTGTGAAAGCTGGCATAGTCCAGTTCGGTGTTGCCGTAGGTACAGAAGTAGTGATTCCTGACCGTGCCACAGCGGCTGAAGGCCTTCTCAAGGAAAGTACCAACCGTCATTTCACATCCTCCTCACTCCACTTGAGTCCCCGAGCTTTGTATAGCGGCACCCAATGCGCCTCGTAGAAGTCGTACCCGGCACCATTGATGCCGAAGATGTAACCGTAGTCTTCCTGCTCGTAGATGCGGAAGCCACAGTCAGCCATCTCCTGCATGTGATTGCCGAGATAACCGTTGAGCCACTCCACATCCGTGGGATCGGTGAAAGCCCACATGGTGCCCCACATAGGCAGCAGATCGGCAGGCTCGCAGCAGAAGTCAGAGGTGGTCAGCTCCACCTTGTCGCCATTGTCCAGGCGAACGGTGTAGAGCAAGTCGTGGCCATCGCTGCGGTGAGACAGGATCTCGCCATGCTGGCCATCGGTGTCGAACACGTAGACCACATCACCCACAGCAGGCGGCGTCACCTCGGTGATCTCGTCCTCGCTCACCTGCATGAGCTTCTCCACCACCGCCATGGGGATGGCATTGAACTCACGGACCCAGGCATGCGCGGCTTCCAGTGTCGTCTGATACTGTTTCATCTGAAATCTCCTTTCATTTGACGCCGCGCCGCTGTTACACGACGCGACGTTTTGTCGACTTTGTTTCCTGCGTCTTCTTACGACGCTTCAGGTTGTAGGCCTCGAAGTAGAGTTCCTTGTGCTGCTCCGTACACTCCGGGCACCGCAGCTGGCGGGAGTTGACCCTTGGGGTCAGCTTGCCGCAGTCCATGCAGCGGATGAAACCACGGGGCAGACCGGTGCAGTCATGAGGCGAGGACCAGAGAGGAATGGACATACCGCAGTCTGGACAGATCCGGCAGGCCACCAGGTTCCGCTCCAGCATCTTGATGGCGATGTCGCCGAAGACACGCCAGAACATCTGCTTGTGGCTGGACTTGCCGATATTGGCCTCGGAGAACAGGGCGTATACCACGGCGGGATACACGGTCTCCAGGCTCCCGTACTTCTCTGTCAGCGTGCGCTTGATCTGTTCTGCGACAAAGTCGTAGCCAGCACCGGTAACCCGGACAGCGGAGTCGGATTGCTCGGAAGTGTCGATGAGATTCGAGACGTTGGTGTTGTCCATGTCGAAGAACAGCTTGACTGCGTCCTCCATCTTGTCGTCCACATCGGCCGAGAGCATCATGCGGTAGTTGAACGGGGCAACACCAGCATAGTTCATGTTGATGTTCCCGATCCCGCCGAAGTAGTTGGCCAGACGGTTCATGATGGAGTCGTTGGGCTTCTTGCAGCGACGCTTCTTCTTGTTCTTCGTGTCCTGGTTGTGCCGTCCGTTGCGGCTGAACTGGAAGAAGTGGGGCATACGGCCATTCTTGCCACCCACGGCAGCGTTGATGCGCTTGGCAATCTCCGGATACTTGTCGTACCCGTTGATGACTGGGAGCTTGGCTCCGTCGATTCCTTTATACCCTCGGTTTCCCGATATTTATTAGGGGAGTAGACTGTATCATAGACTCAGAGAGTCTCTCCTTGTCAGTCGTTCGGGCGCACTGTTAGTTGGCGCCACGGGATTGCCTTGCTCGTGTGTTATTCGTGTGCGTTTTGCAGTATTCGTCCCAGCCTTCCACTTCGACAAACTTCCATGAACGATTGCTTCTTATCGCATTGATATTTGATCTTGAGACCCCGTAGGCATCTGCAAGATCTTCCCATGCGACGTTTTCCATCAGGGAGATTTTGATTTCAGCAACCTGTTCTGGAGTAAGCTTTGTGGATTTCAGTTTCTCTCCTTCGAGAATACGTTTCGTGCGAGTGGCAATCATTTTGTTTGCCATTCCTTCAGGACGTTTCTTGCCGAGCCTGACAGTAGACATCTTGCTCTTTGTCTCAGCAGATGCCTTTTTGCCAGTGTTGAGGATTCTATTTAGCTCGCCAAGCTCTCTTCTTCTCTCTGGAGATAACGGAACGCCAGGAGCTCCTCCACCACCGTCGGCAATATTACAGCAATGCCCTTGCTTTCTTGCTTCTGCTATGGCTGCACGTTCCAGATCGTCAAGCGTCTCTGGATCGTCTACAGTAATCAGCACAGAAAACTCAAACACATCTTCGCCGTATTTATTGTATGATGCCTGGAGCCAAGCATTGTCATGCTGGTTGTTCCGCAGTTTGCATCTGTGGAGGGTATATCTTTTTGCAAAACTTTCCCGTGTTTGTCCGATGTACACGAGCCCAGAAACAGTATTTCGAATCTGGTAGATACCGATTTCTTTGCGATGAATTTCATAGTCGATAAACCTGAACATTCTTATCACCTCCTCTCAAGAAGATAAACACACATACACACGAGTTTAGGGTTCCCCCGTTATTCGGAGTTCAATCATGCGTCGCCGCATGAAGGGGCTATCGTTAGTTAACCTGATTGTTGTAGTAGCACAGCAGCTTGCCGGAATGGTAGTCAGGCTCGTCGGAGTTCCACAGTTTGCACAGGTTATTGGAGACCTGGCCAATACCGGAAGAATCGTGGGCGCGAACCAGACCGATGAAGATGTTCTCCCGGTTGATGATCTCAGGAGGAACCTCATTCGCGTCATAGAACAGCGGCACGATGTCGTGCTCCCGGATGTTGCGTTCAGCCACCTCCACGAAGATCGAGTTCACCAGCACGTTGAGCTGATCGCCATCGCAGTCAAACTGCAGGATCCGGCTGATCAGATCGTGAACACTGGTATAGATCCCGTTGGTGATGAACCAGCTGTAGACCTCGCTGGAGTGACTGATGTTGCGCACCGCGTGTTCCATGTACAGGTGCGGAGAGCGAAGGCAGTCGCACTTGTCATAGTTGCGGTACACTTTGCAGGCGACCCAGCCATTCTCCAGAAGACCCTTCGGGTTCTTCTCGCCAAGGAACAGGTACTCGCAGAAGGCATAGAGATCCGGGATCGCGAAGAGCCGCTTGTTCTCGCAGATCAGGCGACCGGATTGCGCGTCCTTGGTCCAGCGCTTCTTGATGGCCTTCAGCGTGTCCTTGGAGAAGCCGTCCCGCAGCAGGGGATCATAGAGGGAGAGTGCCCGCTTGTAGGGCTGATCAGAGAACTCGTCTGCCCGCAGCGTCCGAAGCATGGACGCCTTGTCGGTGGCAATGTTCTTGATCTTGTCCCAGGTCCGCTGTGCGAACTGCACCATCTCTTCGTTGGTGAAGTCCGTCAGGGACTCTATGAACTGATAGTTGACCGTCGTGTCGGGGATGAAAGCTTCCTCATAGTTGGTGAAGGAGATGCCCCAGCCACACATCTTAGCGATGGTCTTGTACTCCTCCCAGGAACTGTAGAACTTCCATAGTTTGAACTGGGAGGCGGTCAGAATCATGGTGATGTGTTCCTTGACCAGGTCATGCTTCTGACCCCAGGCGTCCGTCACCTCGGGCTTCACGCCATGCACCCGGCAGAACCGGAGGAAATCAAACGGGGACACCAGCCCCTTGATCCAGGCGGACCGGATCATCCGATTGTCCTTGAACTCAGATGGCAGGACCATTCCGCAGCCATCCGTGTGCTTGATCTCCACGGTCGCAACCTTGCGCTCCACCGTGTAGTCCGGGTTGATGTAGTCCATCAGGCCAGTCACCAGACCGGTGAAGTCCTTGACGACGACGATGCTGTCGAAAGAGAAGTCGGAGGGATCGGTGGCACTGAAGTCCAGCGCGGTATAGGCCAGATACTTGGACACGTTCAGACCACCCTTGGCGTTGATTGTGTCCCAGTCCAGTCCGCACTGGATATGCACACGCAGTTGTTCCCATGCCGCGTCCGAGAAGCAGCAGACCTTGTCGGTCCGAAGCTGGCCTGCGGATGCGGTCACCATGTCGTAGTGCCGCAGATCAATGCTTCCGTCCTCCATCTCGATGGGGATGTAGAAGCCGTCCAGAACGACCTGATGCAGGACTTCCACGGACTTCCACTTCAGGATGACCTTGTCCAGGAAGACCTGATCCTTTTGAATCCCCAGGAATCTGGAGGCGTCGGAACAGAACTCTGCGATCTTGCGGGATGCGCGAAGAGTATTCCAGGTGATGCCAAGCTGCGGGATCGGTTCGCCGTTACAATCCTTCGGCAGCAGTCTGCTGTCTGTCACTCCGGCGACCCGTACGGTCCTGGGCACACCACGGTGCTCCAGGATCAGTTCATCCAGCTGCACCTGAACGGATTTCTTCTCAGCCAGCAGTTCCGCTTTCCGTTCGGTGTTTTTCTTGGTGTTGTTCTTCTTCGCTTCGCTGTCCAGCCTGTCCATCTCAGCAATAAGCGCCATGATCTTCTCGTAGAGCGCATATTCATCGTCTGTGAACAGGTCTGTGGTTGTCAGCGTGATGAGCCGGTACTGCTGGCTCAAATAGCTCTTTTTAGACATTGTCTTCTCTCCTTTACTCCACGATAGCCGACAGGTTCCGGTTATCGGGAGGGCCACGCAACAGGTTTGTCACTTGATCTCCTCCTTAGTCGAACACATGTTCGTGTTGCAGCTGCAATATACAGTTTCGGCCTACCCTTTGACAAGGAAATTTTTCGCAACTTTCGCAACGAGTTTTTCTTCTCATTACGTTCATTTTCGAAGTTGCGGTTTTCACTTGATCTTGACCATGAAGTTCTGGCCGCAGTCGTAGACTTTGCGTTCCAACTCTTCCGCGTCGGAGAGAAACACGAAGAGCGAACAGTTTTCTTCAGCTGCCTCAAGGATCAGGAGATCGATGGTGAAGAAGCGCAGCAGAAACTTGAGCCGCTGCTGATGCCTCACGTTGTCGTCCAGGTCACAGTATTCGCTCAATGAACCACCTCCGAAAAAAATAAGGGCCGTCGTTGTGAGCGACAGCCCTTGAGATCATGACGCAATGTTCGTCCGGTCGGGATCGGTGAGCCGGGCATCCAGCTCGTGCATTTCCACCGGCCACTGGTCACCCATGTCGTAGGCCTTCATGCCCACGACCGGCCGGTAGAGATTCGTGGATGCGTACATCTCCATCTTGCGACGCAGATATGCCTCGCCCTCCGGCGTGCGGATGTAGGTCGTGAAGAATTCCAGGGCCTGCTCCTCACTGTCGGCGAGGATGTAGGCCGTGGGGTGGACTTCCAGGCGCAGATCCATCGAGAACACCTTAGCCATTCTGTTTTTCCTCCTCTTCGTCGTTGGGTTCTATCAAGTCCGTGATGGACATGTAGGCATCGAATGTGGCCGCAATGCTGCAGGCCTTCTCCGGGTCGAACTGGAAGATATGCATGTCCCGGTCGTAGACCCGGGCATCCTCCGCCAGGGGCGTGAGAAGATAGCCGGGGCCAGCCAGACTGCCGTCATCCGGCATGACGTAGGGGATGCCCCACTCGTCCATGAAGATGGCGTTGTCGCCCACCTCCAGGAAGGTGTTGGTCTCCTCGTCGTACAGACAGGCGTCGGCAGGGAGCAGCATAACGTGCACATACTCCCAGTCAGTATCGAACTCGTCCCAAAAGAAGGAGCCATCCCTGGAACCGATGCAGCTGTAACGAGAGTAACGATCCCAGGAAGTATACTCATGGTGCAGGTTGGAATACAGAATCCCCTTGCGCTCATGGAACTCGCCGATGGTTACCACGTCGCCTTCGCCGTTCATGATGGCCCACTTGGAGCGGGTCGCGTTGCTGATCAGGTCCAGGATATCCTTGCTGCGGTAGAACTCATGGTCGTAGCGGGCCAGGGGCGTGATCTGGGTGGCGATATACTCCATCGTGTCGGAGATATCCGGGCGACTGGTGTCAATAGGGATGACACCGTTGTGGGCGATACCAATCGTGGTCTTGATGGACAGCTTCTGCAGCAGCGGAATGGAGTCCGTCACCGGGAAAGGATGGGTATTCTCCGGCGTGTTGCCCCCAGCGGTGCCGATGCGGAAATGCATCACCATCGGCAGGGCGAACAGGTCATGCTTCTCGCCCATCTTCTTCAGCGCCTTCAGCAGGGACTCCACGGTCATAAAGCCCTTCTGGATATGGACCGTCTCACCGTCGGCCCACATAAAGCCTGCACCATGGGGATTGCTGTCCCACATGGCGCGAATGGTCTCCTCATCAGGCATGCTAACATTTCTCGGTTTGACTGCAATAACACACATATGCTTTTCTCTCCTTACTCATCTGCTCCAGGCATGTTTCTTTCGGTAAGATATTGTACCAGTTCGTCGTATCTGTGGATGTTGATGATGGACTCCCAGGTCATGGTGCTGATCTCCTCCAGGGTGTGGGTCTTGGCAATCTCCACCACATTGGACACCAGCTGTAGGGAGGCGATCAGGGTGTTGTACTTCAGGGTACCACGGAAGATCCGGAACTCCACCGTGTTCTGATTGCTCAGATTGACAGCGCAGTAATGATCTGTGCAGGCATCCTTGGACTTGTAGATGGCCTTGAATCTGGTATCTCCGGGCTGGATCTGGGCATTGGGTGCGAAGGCGTAATGGTCCAAAGAACCACGCCTTCTGCGGGAGAAACGCACGAACATATCCCAGAAGCGGTCGAAAATCATGATGATTTTGGCCGCCGTATCGTCCCGTTCGTCCGCCGTGTCTCCCAGTGCTGTCCGGTTGACATGGACATGCAGTCCACAGGTGCCGATATTGTGGGACAAGAAGTGGTAACTCTGCGCAATGTCGATGATCCGCTTCCACGGGAAGCTCTGCTGGTGGTATTCCAGCGTACAGGGATGGGTGACGATCTCAAATCCGCCGTGGGTCAGAGACGCATCTTCCTTCAGATAGAACAGGTCGGTCCTGTTGTTCTCGATTTCCAAAAGTTCCTCGGCGCATTCCTGCTTCTGATCAGCACCATCCACCTCCAGCTCCACACCCATGAAGAGCATGGACGGATCCCCGAACCGCTCGGTACCGTGAAAGATGGGCGCAGGCTTGTAGCCATAGCGATGGATGACGCAGTCCTGCTCCCGGCGATCATAGCCATGCTCCCGGGCGCACTCTGAGCACAGTACATCGTTGTGCTCAGTGACATAGGCCTCTTCCGTTCGGACGTAGCGACCGCACTGGTCACACTCCGTATAATGGGCGGAAACACACCGGTGACATATCCAGACACCGTTGACGGTATCCATGCTCGAGGCGAAGAACAGCCGTCCGCAGCAGTTGCAGACCTCGAAACAGTTGTACCGGATCGCGGTATCGCTGCTCACCCAGCCAAGCTGAAGATTGTTTCTTCCGTACAGCGGCAGAGCGAGGCTCTCGTATTGGATGGGTTCGCCGGTCATGTAGTCATCTTTCTCTTCGCCCATGCGCTTGTCCAGGTTCAGCCAATCCCAGCGTGCACGCGTGATCTGACCGGGTCTGGCATTGCCCACGCAAATCAGGCTGACCAGACTGGGCTCGAAATCCCAGTCGCCAATTTCAGCGTTATAGACCCGGGCCTTGAAGCTTTCCCCGGTGGGCATTGTAACCCGGACCAGATCACCCTTCTGGAAATGATCCGACGCACGCCCATAGATCGGCTGGCTCAGCAGATCCGGCGTGCAGAACGGGCCTTCCATGGTGTAGTCAACCTCTTCCAGGTGATCGCTGTCGTCCAACCTGTGGGCACAGTTGTATTCGTCTCCACGCTTTCGTTCGTTGATCACCAGGTATTCCGGCAGAAAGCTTCCTTGCCTTACCTCAAGCACCTGGAAAACGGAGCCGTGAAGCAAGGAGTCCTTCCGACCCACGCGGACATAGGAACCAGCCTGAATCATGGCTTCTCCCTCCTAATAAGTTAATAGAAAATACGGGGCGGATTGCCCGCCCCGTATCAAGTGTTGAGCTGCAGTTCATCCGTGAACGCAATGCGGTAATCGTCGTCCGCTGCGTTATTACGGATCACAAACACGCCGGGCTGGATGATCTCTGTCACCTCGGCAGGGAACGGGTTCTCCCGGTCCATGCTGCACAGGACTGTGTCTCCAGCATCGATCGCGTTGGTCTCCTGAATGTCACCAAGGGGTTCGGTGGTGAAGTCGTTCAGGCCCTTGGTGGCCAGGTAGGCAGTCAGCTCCGGGTACTCCTGGATCTTCACCAGGTCTTCCCAGGTGGCATCCTGCACACCCAGCAGGTCCCGCTCCTTCGCCAGACGGACGATGTTGGACACCAGCTGCAGGTTCGCCATAATGGTATTCCTGTTCAAAGTGCCCCGGAACAGACGGAACTCCACCGTGTTGGCGTTGGTGATATTCAGGGCATAGTACCGAGCTTCATGGCTGCCATCGTTCTTCCGCTTGCTCTTGCGAATCGCGTTGGCGTTGCTGTCCCGACGGCTGATGCCCGCGTTGGGCTTCTTCGTCCAGTGGAGCTGGGACTTATCCCGGCGGGAGAAGACAACCAGCTTCTTCCAGAACTTGTCCATCAGCAGCATCATCTTCGCCACGGTGAGATCCCGCTGATCATCGTCAGCACCCAGGGCACACCGGCTCACATGCACGTGCATGCCGCAGGTGGTGGTGTCGTGGGACCGGAAACCGTTGCGCTTGGCGATGTCGCAGATCTGCTCCCAAGGGAAGTCGTCGATATGGTACTGCAGGGTGCAGGGATGGGTGACGATCTCGATACCGGATCCGTTCTCGTTCAGGGAGGCATCCTCCTTGCAATAGAACAGATCCTCGTCTCCGTTCTCCTCCGCCAGTTCGCCCAGGCAGTCATCACGGCTGCGGCCACCATCGATCTCCAGTTCCACGCCCATAAAGAGCTTGTCTTTCGGAACACTGATGGTACCCCAGACATCTACGTCACCGTTGGCCGTCACATCCCGGAACACCGGGTCGGGCTTGTAGCCGTAGCTGTGCAGGAAGTCATCATGGCGGCTGCTGTGGTTGCTCGCACAGTTCTCGCAATACCAGCAATCGTCCACCTCATAAAGCTCTTCGGTGCGGACGATATCGCCGCAGTCCTCGCAGCGGCAGTAGTTGTCGTCATAGCAGGCACGGCAGACCGTGATGTATTCGTCGTTCTCGAAGTCGATGACAGCCCGGCCGCAGTCCTCACAGATGTTCCAGCCATCGCCAATGTTGTCTTCCAGCACCAGGCCGATGGCATCCTCATAGGCGCGCTCGCCATTATACAGATCATGGTAGTCGTCGCCCTCGTAAATGGGTTCGAACGTGAAGAAGTCGAAGCCCACGGGAAGCTCACCGTTCTCGTTGGGATGATCCTCCGGGCGGTCCTCGACGATCTCCAGCTTGTCAAACCGACGGAAGGTGGAATCCACGTAGTAGCGATTCCTGAAGGTGATACCCACCATGCTGTGGGAGTCATAGCACCAATAGGCTCCACGGCCATAGGAGCTGACCCGACCGTCAATCTTCGTGCCACCGTCCACGGTGAAGCGCACGCGGGTGCCCAGGGGCAGCAGGCTGCTGGCGTCCTTGTAGCAGATCTGGTCCGCCAGGACAATCGCGCTCGCCTCTTCGTCCGTGATTTCCTGGCAATGGTCCTTATTCACGTAGAAAGTGCGTCCGTCAACACCCTGCAGCTGGTAGTTTCCAATGTACATAGGATTGTCAACGACCTCAAAGACACAGCCATGGATGGGAGAGACGGGATTGTCAACGCGAACGAACATGTTGTTTCCTCCTTAGTTCTTGTCGTCTTCGTCTTGTTCGTCAGGGTAGAAAAAGAAATACGAGCCGTTGTTATCCAGCGGCTCGTTGTAGTCGAACTCGTTTTTCATAGTACCGTCGGGGAAGTAGTCATAGGCAGGGTTCATGCCGCAGCAGTCCCCCTCTTCGCCTTCCTGGCCACGCTGGCATGTTCCGCGCTCTTGACGCGAGCCGCGTAAATCTCAGCACGACGCGCCCGGAACACTTCCCGAGCCTCCTTGTTGTTGGCCTGCGGAATATCGTTGGGACCATAACCCATCAACCAGGCCACAGGCACGTTCAGGGCATTCGCGATCATCGTGGCACGATCGATCTTCGGGCTGAACTTCTGATGCAGATAGCACTGGATCGTGTGATAAGCGAAGGAGTATCCCCAGCGCGCCGCATAGGCATTGACATAGCTATGCAGCCTGGCGACATCCACATACAGCTTATCGCCGGAACCCTTCGTGCAGTTGTTCTCAATGCACCAACGTACCAGACGCTGGCCCAGCGTCTCCTTACGGTCGCCAAAGCCATCCATGCGCTTGTGCGTGTAGGGATAGGTCCAGATGGGCGCGCCATTGCGCCGCTCTGCGGGCAGGTATTCGGGCTTGCCGGTGAAATCGGACTTGATCAGGTTGTTGCTGATGTCGTAGAGATCGCAATTGTGAGAGTCCTCGAAGTTCATCATAGTATCTTCTCCTTTATTCTTTGTTCTGCTTTGAATCTGTATTGCTGGAAAGAAATGGATGAAGTGGGAGGTCTTATGCTATGTTATAAGACATCCCACTTCACCCACCTGTAGTTTTCTGAATCAGGCAGCCTTGCGCTTACGTATTTTGGCTTCCACAGTCTTGCGGGCACGGGCCTGCTTGCCCGCCTTGGTCTTGGCGACGATGGCATTCAGCGTGCCCATGTCAGCCGCGAAGTCAGACGTCCGGGGACCATAGCCTTCCAGCCATGCCACGGAGACACCCATGGCCATGGCCAGCATATGGGTGCGGTCACTCTTGGGGCTGTACTTGTCACGCAGATAACCGTACAGGCAACTGTAGGAGAAGGTAATGCCGGTGCGACGGCTGAAGGAGTTCACATACTGGGCGAACAGCGTCACGGGCATGGGACGGCCACCAACTTCGTGCTTGTTCAGCCAGAAACGAATGCGGTCGCTCAGCAGCTCGCGACGGGCACCATAGTTGTTGTCCCAGGCCTCGTAGGAGTAGGGATAGGTGCGACGGGCGTTGGTCTTCTGGATCTTCGCGGTGGTGGTGAAGGCGTTGGCGGTGTAGGCGGTGCTGGTGATCTTGGTCTTCTTCATGGTATTCGTCTCCTTACGTTTCTTTTTGTGATTCTTGATTATCGACGAAAGATCAATCCTCATTGTCTCTGGGCTGATTCTTTCGACTGTATTTCTTCTTCGATTCTTTGCGCCGGGATACAGGAGAGAAACCCCAGACCTGGCGCTGCTTCTTATTCATTTCTTTCTGAGCCTTCTTGCTCAGCTTCTCTTTCGGCACCATCTTGGTCATGAGGTTTCCCTCCTTTCATCGTCAGAGTAGACAGAAAAAGGGAGGCCTTATGAGGGCCTCCCTTTAGTGGACTCCCTTATCAGAAGGGGATGTCTTCATTGACGGGGGTGGGCTCGGCCGGCTTCGCGTTGTAGTTCGGCGCGGCGTGAGTCCCAGCAGCCTGCTTCGGGCTGGACAGGAACTCGTGGGCCTGCACCGTCAGCTCCAGACCGGCCTGGGGCTTGCCGTCCTTGGTCAGGTAGGGCACGGGCTTCAGCGGACCGGCCACGAAGATCTTGCTGCCCTTGGTCATGTACTTGGCGATGCTCTCGCCAACCTTGCCCCAGGCAGAGCACTTCACGTAGAAGGTATCCTCGGGGTTCCGTCCGTTGATGGCGATGGAGAAGTCGGTGACAGTGGTCGCACCAGTGGAGGCGTTCACCGTCCGGGTCTGAGGGTCACGGGTCAGGTTGCCGATGAAGGAAGCGTTGTTCATGAGATTTTCCCCTTTCTTGGGTCGTTTTATTTTCTTCATGCAAGACGCATGGAGATTCAGAGAAAGAAAAAGCAGCAGCTCAGCTGCTTGTTCTGTGAAGCAGCCAAAGCGACCAAGCCGCCTGGCAGCCCACCAAAGACGCGCCGTATGGCGCAACGAGCTCATGGATTGCTTTTCAGGAAATCGCTCACGAGTTGCTCAATCTCGTCAGGCCTCAGCACAGGCTTGTCGCGGTAATGCTGGATGGCAGTAACTTCGTATGGATACTGGCTGACAAGGCTGAACTCTGTTCCGCAGCCAATTTTCGTGAAGATGACAAGAAAGTATGTCTTTTCCCCGTTGCCGGTGAACATCTTGGGGATCTCCCAGTAGGAATTGAAGAACTTTCCTCGTGTCTGAAACCTGGCTGCAACGGTGTTCTTCGCGATTAGCACCTTGCAACTGAAAGGATATTGAAAGGAGGCAAAAGCATTGAAGTCTCCGCTGTTGCCAGCACGATGTTCTTTCAGGCACTGCATCATGAAGTCCCGGAATGGCCTGGTAATAACGAAAGCTTTGCTGTTCAAACGGTCGGCGAACCCGCTGAAGTTTATCACGCCCAGGTCCATGTCAGTCCTCCTTGAGAAACACATCGTGATCTGCTTCCTGCTTGGCACGCTGAAGCAGGATCGCGTTGTACTGGTCGTCGGTGAAGTAGTTGAGCCCGAGTTCGGAATCCAGGCCAAACTGCGTGCAGATGGAGAAGAAGTATTTCTTGCCATTGCCAGGGAAGATCCCATCAGGGACCTCCCAGTAGGACGAGAAGTGCATGCCGCGATTCTGCAGCTCATAGGCAATCCTGTTCCGCTCGATCTGCTGTTTATATCCGTACATATGCCACATGGCCAGGACTGCTTCGTAGTCTCCGGAATCGCCAAGCCTGTGCTTCGCGACACACAGGGAGATGAAATCCCGAAAGGGTTTCGTCATGATGAGCCCTGCATCCGCCATATTACAGACGAACCAGGTCATCCTGAAAACGCCGAGTTTCATAGTGTTCATCCTTCTTTCGCTTTCAGTCTTTCGCGATATGCTTGATAATGGCCGGGATCAAGCGATAACAGCGCCACTCGAGTTGCAGGCCCATTGGTCCAGAAATCCACAAACAGGTTATCCAGACCAGAACTGAAGTAGCCCAATGGGATTTCCCAGTAGGAGCTGAAGCTGTACGAAGAAGGCAAGCACATGACCATGCCCTCTACGCATGAGGCAAGTGCCTCCTGATTCAGGTTATGCCAGTATTCGGTTATGCCCTCTGCATTGCTCCACAATTCTTTCAAGACACCTTCGTATCCAGCGCAGTGTGCCTGAAGGATCCTATCAAAGATATTCCTGAAACCGGTATCCAGCTGAATGTCGTTCTCCAGCAGGAAACAGGAGGCCTGTTTGAAATCAAGCGTTCCGATCTTGAACTTCTTGGGCAATGTAATACTCCCTTTCTTTCTTGAAGTTCTCAAACTCTATCGGCCTCAGAACAATGAATGTGTATTCCGTCTTCTGACCGCCGATCGAGTCGAGGCGAAGGAGCAGATGGTATCCCCGGTAAGACGTACCGTACTTGGTGATATCCCAAATGGACGTAAACCGGCTGCAGGGACCGCTGTCCGCAAGCTCCAGATTACGACGCACATGCCGCAGGGTTTCCTCATTGTTCTCGTGGAGCGTGTTGGCGTAGGACGTCAGCCCCAGGGAGTTGATGAATGGAATCAGGTCTCCCTCCCGACCGGAAGCATGGAGATCGGTCGCCCCTTCAATGGAGTCCCTGAGGAAACCATCGATCTGGATGCCATACTGCGTCAGGACATCCTTACTTTCGGAAAAGTCCGGTTTCCCGATGGTGAAGAGATGCGGAAGGATGTACATGCAGTCACCTCATTTCAGATTGTTGCGAATGGCGAGTTCCCGAATGAGCTCGGTGATGCTGTCCATCTTGGTCTTGATCATGGGATTGTTGTTCTCGTAGATCGGCTTCATTTTTCATTCTCCTTTGCGGTAGTGTCATTCAATCCAGTCGATGCGGCGTCCGCAGTTGGGACAGAAGTTGTACTGGCGGAAGATGATCTCGTCGCACTTGCCACAGTGTTCCCATGTGCGACCGTCAATCTTCGGCCTGGGCATTTCGGTCAGGGGCTTCAGGCTGCGGAGAACATCATTTCCCAGCAGTACCGTGCAGTTGTCCAGTTCGCGGTAGGGACAGGTCTTGCACTTGTAGGATGCGGTCTGGGTACAGCACTCTACACCCCGGATGATCACATCCAGACTTTTGCGAATTGAGTTGGTAATCGTTGACATAATCAGCCCTCCGAGCTCGGATTGAGATACTTGTCGTCGATGACGATCGTCGCCTGACCGTTGTATTCGTACTCGGGCTCGGGCTTTGAGATGCGGATGTAGGAGATGGGACCACCGATGGAACCATAGCCCCATTCCTCATTGGAGAAGGCGTAGACCACCTCGATGAATGCGTCGTCAGGGAGAGGAGCGAGAGCAGCAATGAGTTCCTTCTTCGTGGATGCGGTAATGCGCGCCATGCTTTGTACCTCCTTGCTTTGAGCGCAATAAAACCGGGAAGCTCTCCCGGCTTTATATAGTGGGATTGAAGTTCTGTTTACTCTTGTTTCGGGTAGTATTTTTCTTGTTTGCGGTAAGGAAAGTGGGAGTGAGGATTGGAAGAGAGCGAGGAAGAGAGTAGAAAGTGGGAAACTGGCCCTATTTTTGCCCTCTTTTTACCCTCAAAAATCGCTGATTCCCCTCATTTCTTCCCTGATCAAAACGGCTAAATCAAAGGGTTTGTGGGTGGTAATGTCTCCTTGATCGAAGTCGAAGTTCATGGTCTCCATCATGCCCTGATCCGCACTGTAGCTGAATTTGTGGATGATAGCGTCGCCCTTCAATCCGTCAAAGAAGAACTGATATCCGCCATTGGCAAGGTGCACTTCGGAGATCTTGATACCAGCGCCATCGCAGTAAAGAATGAACTTCACTGCAGTATTGCTGTAGACAGCCGGGATATCCTCGTTGAGCTTTTTGGAAAAGTCGTCGAGCTTCTCATCCGGGGTCCTAGTGAACTTGATATGGAAAGTCTCGCAGCAGTCTTCGACAGGATTCTTCATGTCGCACATCTCCTTTTATCGTTGAGGGATAGTCTATTAGATTTATATAGAACCTCCCCCTTTATGTTGGGACAGTAATGGATTTCTCTTAAGGAACCAATGAAATCAAAATACAGTACTTAAATACTTAGTACTTTATTAGAGTACAAAGAACTTAAGTACTGTATTTAAGATCCATAGGTTACCTTAAGTTTGATACTTAAGATCCTATGTATTACTTAAGTTGGCAACTTAAGATACTACAAGGAACTTAAGTTGGATACTTAAAATCCAATATGGAACTTAAGGATGTATATTTCTTTTTTCTCTTTTTTAGTAAGAGATTGTGATATACATCCTTAAGGGAACCATAGGATATTAAGTATGCCAAGTTATTGAAGAGAATCTTATTGTAGTTTGTTGTATTTTATGAGTATTTTCAGTCTTATCTTTTATTTTAGATTTCTATTGACTTAAGTTATATTATATTATATACTATTTAAATATAATACAACATAAGTCTCTGATCTCCTCCTTTCAGTGTGCATTTTCTTGCGAAAGATTTTATTCCGCCGTCCACGCAAGGGTCATGTCGAGAATCTGGTCGTCGGTTACGTCGTTCGTGCCCATGTCATCCATGGTCATGGCGACGATGTCGTTGATCTGCCAGGCCTCGGCAGAGTTCCAGCAATAGATATCGCCTGTGGTATTCTCCAGCGAGATACAGTCCTGCGACCGGTCTACGTCCACTACGTAGCCAACCATGCTGTAGGTATTCGTCTGCTGTGCGGTAGCCCCATGACCGAAGCCATTGAAGTAGGCGACCACCATGCAGATAGCGAGGATCATCAGAGCGAAGCTGATCATCGCAGGTTTGCGGTAGTAGTTCATGCGACGCCTCCATGAGTGTTTCTTTCCATTACGTTCGTTTTCGAAGTTGCGGTTTTGCGAAGGCCCTCTGCCCAGCGCAAAGCATCGCGCACAGCAACCCGAAACTTGCGGACGTTATCCTTGAGCACTTCCTCAGGGTTTGCGGTAGTGAGATGCGGATTTTGAATTGAGAGCCCAGCCTTCCGGATCAGCTCGTATGCGATCGGTCCGCTGGACATGAAGCCGTCCACGAGACAAGTACTCTTGCGCTCGAAGTACATGTCCTGGACAGTATGGGTGATGATGGTTTTCAGCTGGTCGTCGTATTCTACCCAGACAGAGAAGGTTAGGTATTCATTGGTCGGAAAGTCAACCAACGAATGCATGAAAACTTTCACCATGTGATCACCCCGAACAGGCAGGCGATGATGAACCAGGTCACTACGCCAAAGATAATCATCTCGATGAAGAGATGCGGCCGCTCAATCCACGGCACTTCGTCTTCGTTCTCGTAGTATCGCCCGCTGTAGTCGCCTTTCGAAATCATTTGCGGTCCTCCTCAAAAGATGTCGTCGTCGTCCTCCACCGGTTCGAGAATGGCATCGTTGAACTGGTCGTTGACCTCAGCAGACAGTTCGCGGTAGCCATCCAGGCTCTCGTACTCGGAGACGTCTTTGAAGCCAGCACCACGCAGGTAAGCGATGGCGAAACCGAGATCCGTGGAGATGCACTCGTAGCCCTCCCAGACCTCTGCGGTCACGTGCTCTGGAGCGATGACGTAGTAGACGCTCCGCACCTGGCGGTTTTCGACCCAGACAACGGCCCGGGTCTTGTAGAACTGGTTGTTGGAAGTGGTCATCAGGTCAACGTCCATGCGGATCTCCATGCGATAACCTCCTTTCATGCGAAAGAAAAAAGGGCAGCCCCGTGCGGAGCTGCCCAGTTACGGTAGTGTCAGACGGCCTGGGTGAAGGGGAACACGTCTTCGGTGGCATTGAAGCCGACGGTCTTGCCCTTGGCCAGGACGCGGTACTGGGCGTTATTGCCCATGTGAATCTCGAGCTTGCGGACACCGGCCTTGTTCACATAGGAGCGGACCTTGATGTCGCCGGTCATGGAGACGAAGGTGCCCTTCTGGAGCTCAGCCTGGGCGCGCTCGGACTCCTTGTTCCAGGCGCCGAAGGTGATGGGCAGGTAGGCCTGGAAAGACGGAGCCTGGATGTGGTAGTGGGCGCAGACTTCCCGCACGGCCTCGATGATGGAGCCGATGTCGGTCGCGTTCATGTTGGTGCTGTAGTTGGCGAGGGCGGTGAAGTTCGTCACTTTGCCGCAGCTGCGCTCCGCCTCGGGCAGAGGATTGGCGGCGAGGTTGCCCTTCAGGGTGATGTTGCTGATGATGATCTGCAGGTCGTTGTTCTTGATTTCGCGGATGTAGTTGGTCTTCATTGTGGTATCCTCCTTGAATTCTGTTTTGATAGTCGTGAAGTTAACGTTGTTGTGCGAGTGGGTCCTGTGCCGTACCCGCACATTCATCACAAAGATAGCGCGAGCAAAGCGAGCGCCGTCTTTTGTTAAGATATACTCGCTCTTGCTGCCTTGGCGAGCTGGTCAGCTCGTTCGTTCATGGCATGCCCGGAGTGGGCTGCCACTTTCTGGACTGCCATAAACAAGTTACGGCTCTTCAGTTCTCGAATCAGGTCGAGCCACAGATCTTGATTCTTGACCTCGGTTCCTCCACTGGTGTGCATGTTGCGACCCATCCAGTCCCGGAAGTTCTGGATTCCGGTCTGCACGTAACGGCTGTCCGTGCACACCGTGATGGTGCGACGGACCGCTTGCGGTCTGATCTGGCGAATCGCCATAATCACAGCCGTCAACTCCATGCGGTTGTTGGTGGTCGCCTCTTTTACAGGCGCGCCGCCCTCGGTGATGACGGTACCTTTGTCGTCGGTGATGACGGCACCCCAGGCACCCTTTTTGGTTTTGGTGTCACAGGACCCGTCCGTATAAATGACCATACGGTCTCCTTTCCGCCAGTTCACTTGCTGTGGCTGGCATTCTTTGATGTCGGAAATCAGCCGGTATGATACCGTTGCCCGTTTCGCGCCAACGTGGAGGCTTTCCGAATGCGAAACAACCGCAGGGTTTCCCAGGCCCTGCGGCGAAAGGAGGGGCGGCTGTACCGCCATAGTGGTCACCGGGCTGAAGATGACCCGGTAACCGGCACTCGATGCTGCCCACGCACGTCTGCACGGAATCATGCACGTGGGCAGGGACGAGGGTCGGTTATTCCTGCTGGGCATCACGCTGGAGAGTTTCCAACGAAATTATTTTGTTGCCTCTCCAAATGGTGACGGATTTGAGGAGCTCGTGCTCTTGCGAGGCATAAGCGAGTGCCTTGAGAGCACTGTGGAACCTGGTTCCCCACAGGTCAGAGATGCCATAGCCCGACTCGACGAAATATTCGGGCTGGGGTTTGACGAACTGGGAAAGGTTCATGCGACTACCTCTTTGGCATTTGTCAAGTAGTGCTGGTTACATCTCCGCCGCGTTGATGTACGGAGCGCGACGGAAACCACGGAACACGAACTTGTGGACCACTACGAGCTTGCCGTCCTCCATGCGCTCCTCGGCCACGCGGTCACTTTGGCCGAAGTAACAGGTAAACCCAAGAGCCTGGAGTTCCGCGATGATCATGATGGTCATCACGTATTCTCCTGCAACCATGGCCGCCATTTCCAAGCGGCCATCGGTATGGCTCTTCCACATGGCAGCGACATCCCGGGCTACCTCATGGGCGATGGCGCGGTATTCGTTGTCGCTCATGTCCGGGCTCACGGTCGGGAAGGGCAGGTCGACGACTTCACCGCCAAGCTTAGCAGCGGTCTCGATCTGTTCGGCGGACCAGGTAGTGCGCTCAGAGTGGCAAGGATGATTGGTGATGTTGAAGAACATGGGACTTCCTCCTTTGGCTGTCCGGGACTTGGGAACCCGGTCACCCCTTTGGGGTGAGGCCTTACATGCAGGCGCGTTGTCTGGGCCTGCATGCCCTCGGTTACTCGATCACGATGCTCTTGACGAATCGGCTGAAGTTCTCGCCGTAGATAATACGACGAGACTGAGCGTACGCCTGAGCGTCACCAAGATCAGCGAACTCGGCGGTGGACACAGAATTGTCGGCGTAAACGATCGTGCAAGTGAACATGTTTCCTCCTTGGCGTTGGTCGCCACCCAAGCGGTAGGTCGCCACCCTAATTTCACCAAAATAGCGCGAGCGCAGCGAGCGCCGTTCTCTGCGCAAAACAAATCGACAGGCCATGGAAACTCCGAGCGTTCGAACACTATGGAGCTACTGAAATTCCAAGCGTATGAATACTATGGAACTACTGAAATTCCAAGGCCTGCGAAAAGTGCACAGCAAAGTGCTATCACAGCGTGAAGATTAAGCTGACATCAGCCTAATCTTCATCATACTTGTGCGAGCAAAGCGAGCACCGTAGCCCGCAATATAAACAAACCAAGTAAGTGATAACCGTAACCCTGCGTCACCGAATCGAGATGCGAGGGTTTATTACGGAAAAAATATGGCGCCCAAATACTATGGCGCTACTTTACGGTGCAAGGCACTCCGGGCAAGTTCGGGGACTGGCATCAACACTCTGTTGCGAATGCTGATGTCAGCTCCCAAAGGAGCTGATGATTAGGTTTGCCACCAGTAGAGATCTTCGATTGCTTCCCAGTCACCATGAAGATCTTCAAACCGGAATGTCACGTATTCGTGCCAATTGTCGTCGTACGATTCAGCATACCGACATACGTAATACTTTCCGTCTTCAAAGCTGATCTCTTCAAAGTATTCTGATTCGACGATAATTCTTCCATGTTCATATGACACAGTGAACTCTTCGTCAAAACCAATCTCTATTAGCTTGAACATCCATTCAGGAGTGTTCTCCGGTACGGACCATGTCTTCTTCTGCTGAATGCGAGGAGAGACAGCGATATGGCCGAGCTTCTGCTGCGCTTTCTGTTCCTCCTTCCAAAACTCATGAGCCAACCCGAGAATTTGTAATGCGATTTCGTCAGAACAACCGTACATTTGAAGTGGCCCACGAAAGGACGCAGCGAAAACCAAGCGCCTGTTCTCGCCGATTCCAGGAACAATTCCAGAAGCGTAGGCTCCCACATTGCGCTGATTTGCACGGTGGCAGAAGTCCGTCGCTTCCTTCCAGGAGTTTACAACGCTCCTGTGCCATCTCTGGTCAAACCAGAAAACATAGAAGTTTGCATCGGAAACGTCGATGCTTTTGTTTAGGTCAAACTGGAACGGAAGTTTTTGTGTGAAAGCCATGGGAGTCCTCCTTCTCTCACACTTGGCAGTGAGCGCCAATTACCACTATGTCCCACGGCTTTAGACGGGGACTGCGGTTTAACACGCCTATCTCACGACAGTCGTGCCTATCGCCTCGTTAGTGGTCACAGACCGTCTTGTAACGGTCAAAGGGGCAGACCCGCTCCAGCTCTTGACGAGTCCGGATGCAGGTGTAAAGGACCCGCACCTGCTTCTCGCAGGGCTTGCCGTCCCTGCCAATGGCAGGAACCCACACTTTGGTATCAGGCCTGTACCACTGCGAACAGTGATACGTGTACGTCCGTTCCTTGGGATCATCAAGGAAGCGGACATCGCACACGAGGTAACCGCCAACGACGGAAACCACGTCGGGATGCTGCTTCGCTGCGGCGTATTCGGCAGAAGCTTTTGCTACTGCCTCTTCGGGAGTATTGCCTGTGTACGTGTACAGGCTCTGGGAGTCGCGGTAGGTTACAAACATTGCTGGGGTCATGGGGATACCTCCTTCGTTTTTTGTTTCAGCCGAGGGCTGACTACAAAAGAGACTGCCGCATTGCTGCAGCAGTCTCTTCTGGGTGTCAACCTTCGCCTTGAAAGGCCTCACTCGAGAGTAATGCTTCCTTCGGTGAAGTCCATGTCAAGCTTGTCCTCCTCGGAGAGCTCGACAAACTGGAGCGCACGCAGAGGCGCGTTACGCTCCAGGTTCTTGGTGATATCGGGCGCGAAGACCCGGAGGACGAACATGGCGAAGCTCGCCTTCTTGTCCTCGGCAATCCCGTTGCCGTGGTCCAGCTCGAACGCCATGCGGATGGCGGCGTTCACGACGAGCGCCTCCTTCTCAGCCTGGCTGAGCTCACGGCCGTTGTAGCTGTGGCTCTTCGCCGTCAGGGTCTCCATGCAGACCTCGCGGCAGAGCTTATACAGCTCGTTGGACTGCTCGGCACCATCACCGAGCATGCGGTAAGACAGAGCGCACCGGTTGCGCCAGAAGAAAACCAGAAGGTCCTTCATGGTGACGGGCTCGCCCTTCCGTACGGCGACAGCAAGCCTGCTCTCGTCGTCCGCGTAGTTCCTCCAGTTCAGCTCCTGGAGGAACTTGTGTGCAACAGGAGCCCCGTAGGGCTTGTGGCCGCACGCGGTATTGCTCATCATGAGATCCGCAAGAGCGGGATCCCACGTGGGAGCATCCTGCAGTTCCCACTCGCCCACATCAGTCATGATGCAAGCGGCGATCCTGTCGGCCGTGCAATCCATAAAGGGAAGCACAGCCTTTCCAGGCCTGTGGAACTGCTGGTTCCAGGGCTTAAGACCCTGAGTGCGCTTGCGCACATAAGCCTGCAGCTTCTTAAGGGCAGCCAGCAGCTCAGGGCTGATGTCGTTGCCCTTGACCTGGTCGATGCATAGAATGGCACCGACATGAGCGAGCGACGCGGCACGGAGGTACTCCTCCTTCTTGGCATCCTCGCCGTGGTAAGCAGCATCGGATGCCAAAGCGAGAAGAGTCATGGCCAGGTCGCTGTAGATACCGACCTGGTTAAACTCCTGGCTCCGCTGCAGGGCAGCCGCAATCGCAGAGGCCTTGTTCTCCGCAGTGCGGAACGCCTTGGCCTCTTCCTTTGAGCCATGCTCAAACACGATGAGCGGGAAGTTGGCCATGGCCAGCATCCGCTTCATCAGCTGAACGAACCAGGCCCAGGTGACGAGGAGTGCCTCATCACCGTCAAAGTCGCCATCGAAACGAACGATGGCGTCGCCGTGCCAGGACAGCACGAGGATGCCGTCCAGCTTGGCGAAGGCATTGATGACCCGGTTGACCATCACCTTCGCGGTGATGGCATTCGCAGGATACCTGTTCACACAGGCTTCCTGCTTGTCTTCCATATCAGGAGTGGAGAACTCCTCAGCACCGAGGACGCCCAGGTTGGAATCCTCCGGGTCGTGACCGAAGACAGCCACCTGCAGGAAAGCCACAGGGTCCTGCGCCAGGAAGGGGTAGCTGCCGCTCACGCGGAGCTTGCCCATTGCGGCATGACGCCGCTTCTCGGACCAGCATTCCTTCAGGTAATTATCGATGTGCCGCTCGCCCATGAGCTCGGGCAGTGCGGCAAAGACCTTCGCGGCATCAGACCGCTGGTCCTCGGAGAGATTGGCTTCGGTGAGCTTGCGATAAACTCCCGAAGCGGTCTTCTCCTGCTTGAGCCAGCGACGAGTGCGCTGGGTGAGGTGTGCGACCTCCTTCGCGGAGATCAGCAGCATCTGTTGCAGGAGCTGCCGGGACAGCTCACGGGTTTCGGTGGTCTCGTCCTCGTCGAGATTCTCCGGATCGTCGGCCAGACGAACGCAGCGAAGATATCCGATGAATGGATACTTGGCCTCGAGCTTGTCGACCCAAGCCAGGAAGGCGTCCCAGCTCGGGAAAAGCTTATTGGCCTTCCACACATCAGTGGTTGCCACAACCTTATATCCCCAGAACTCGCTTGGGAAGCTGTCGACATTCTCAAGGTCGAAGACGGCCTCAACGATGTCCGGATCGTCGGTGCGGACCATCTGGCCATCGGCCTGAGTCTGCTGAGTGGTCATGGACTCGACGGGATGATACTTCCCGTCAACCATCCGGACGCGGTCGAACGTCCGGTTGATCTTGATGGAGTTAACCATCTTGATGTCTCTAAGGTGGATCGGGCCATTCTCACCGTTACCAATGAGCATGGCCTTGATGAAGTATCCGCGCACCTGCGCGGAAGAACCAGAGACAAGGATGGAAGACGGCGTCATCAACACCGCCATCCTCTTAAGCCATTCGGCAGCCGTGTCCGGCCGCTTCATAGCCTCGGCCTCGTTGCCAGCGCACTCACGGGCGTCGGCCGTCTGATCCATGACGGGCTTTGCGCCCATCAGCAGTTCGCCCTTCTTCTGGGCGTCGGCCGAGGCAGCCAGAGGAAGGTACATCATCTTGTTGATGACGATGCCGCTGAAGCAAATACGCCGAAGGATCTGCTCCTTCAGCTCCCGCAAGTTCTTCTCCGCCTCGCTGGGCGTGGTGCCCAGTACAAGGTGGTGGATCTTGAAGCTGCCGACGTCATGGCAGACCTTGACGATCTGCCACGCAGGGCGCTGAAGGCCATACTGGACGCCCAAGATGTCGGACATGAGGGACTGCCGGAGACCGGTGACCCGACCGGTCTCGGGGTTGAGGGCGATCGGCTTGGCCATGTCGGCCTGGACCTTCATGGCCAGGTGGCACTTGGCCACCCTGGCAGCCTGCAGCTCCGCCGGGTCGTAGGTGCCGTCGGCCTCCACCTTGAAGGCCATCATGGCCTTCAGGAAGGCCATGTACTCAGCCAGGACGTGCTCCTGGCCGAATGTCAAGATCTTGTAAGATGCGGGTTTGGTCTGGACGTTCTTGGTATTCATGGTTGCTCCTCCTTATTGTGCGTGGTGTTGGTCACCGCGCTCCTTGTCGTTGTGTACGGTGTGGGTCACCGGGACAGCCTACTGTCCACTCTGTCCAACCTCCGGGTGCCTTGTGTATCCCGTACACGTTGGTGAGTCCTGAGACTCAAAAGAGCCCACTGTGCCAAGCGCATGGTGGGCTCTTTTGAATCACAAAACCGACAGCCTATCTTTAACGTCCCGTTGCCTGGGACTGGCACATTGAGGCATCAGCCGATAATCTCGTTGCTCAGCGAAACGAAATCAACATTAGCCTCTTTGAAGGCTTTCCGAAAAACCTTCAAAACAGCAATAAGCTTCTTCATGGGATTTCCTCCTCGTTGCGCCTGCCTTTCAGCCTCCAGCGCATTCGGGGTGGCCATCACGCCTTCACGAGCTCCAACACCCGGTGGCTCTTTCACCACTGTCTTTGTGCGATTTGCCCTACGCACTCCGGGATCAGTTTCAGATGTTGCCTGCGTACCAGGCGAGGACGATCATGTCGTCCTTTACATTGCCTCCGGTGAACGCATCGAACATCAGAAGGGAGACCAGGTCTCCCTCCTCCCAGTCCTCGGATCCTTCGAGGATCCAAACATTGATACCGTCAAATAATTTGACGATATCTTCATACTGGTTGACTTCAATTACCCGAGCGGTGCTCGGATACAAGTTGTAAATCGAGATCGACTCAAGGTCGATCTCTTCTTCGTACAGAACGTGGCTCTCTTCCGGAAGCCACATCTGTGTCTTGTGATAAGTGACGTAGTCCTGGAAGGACTCGCCGCTGACGCTGACGGCCATGGTGAGGACCATGACGATGACAAGGATGAGAGCGATGGCTTTCTTCATGGGACACCTCCTGCAGGTTTAACGTCTTTACTGTCGCGACGAAATAGCCGACTCCACCTCGCGCAGCTTTGTCGGCACATGCCTGTGATGATCAAGCGCCACAGGCAGCGCCTTGGGATCAGTGACGATTCCGCTTCTCGCGAAGCAGTGCGTCTCCAATCTTGGTGACAGCATCGGAGAGCTCATCGCTCTCCTTGCCATCGATCTCCACGATGGCGTAGTCGGCGCCATAGCCACGCAGATACGCGGCCATGGCTTCGTCCATTGATGTTCCTTCATACCGAAGGAACTCGCCGGTGCGGCCAGTGTCGTCATCGATATCGATATCGATGACTTTGATGATCGTGTTGTTAGTACCCATGGGAACCTCCTTCTGCGCTTAACGAGAGCGCTACGTATTTGCCCACAGAATCCGCTGAGGATCCAATGGACACAAATGAGCAGTTTAACGTCTTGCTCAGGACATTGAACAAATTAGAAATCGAACTCGTCGATTTCGTCAGGCTCAAACGTTGGCTGTTTGACGATGTGCGTCAGAGTGCCATTGATTATTTCCGTGTCGTGGAGCTGACCAAAAGCGGCTTCTCTGAACGTTTTGCTGAGGAACCAATCTCCGCTAACGGAGACTACCTCAACAAACTGCGTTAATGTTTCGCGATGCCCGTTGCGAACATGATGCCCATCGTGGAGGATATCTTCGGCGACCTTGGAGGTCACCTTCGTGACAGACATCTTTGCGATTTCTTCTCTCGTGATGGGTTCGATAACCCACCATTTTGTCTCTTGGTTGGTGCGCAGGGTCCACTGATTGTATTTGTACATAGGGATACCTCCTTGCAACTTAAGGTGAGTTGCCACCAGATTACCCACTCAGGTTCATGCGCCATCATGGGCAAGTGCTGGCTATGATCAAGCCCTACCAGCTGGGCATCGAGCGAACCTGCAGATGATTCTTTCTCCCGCTGCATCGCCGGGATGGTCGATGAGTTACTGTTTTGACAACCGGCTCCGTGTCTGGTCGGAGTGTGCTCTTTGTTCGATCCATCTCTGGATCAGGAACCACACATGTCCGTTTTGCCATTCAATTGCTTCCTCCCTCCCCTTGTTCAGCCTACACAAGGGTCGTTGAGTACAGGATGTTTCATTGCCATTCGACAGGGCCTTCCTTCGTCTATTAAGCTCCGCATCCATCTCTTTGGGACTTGCCCCCAGGACTAAGCGCCATGGCATCTGGCTGATCGCTTTCGTCCCGTTCGGCTGTGGATCACGATTTGTCAAATCGTTACATGACTTTCGTCATAGCCGTTCCCGCCTGCCATCTGATCAATAGATGGCATCGGGTTCTCCACGTTTATTCTCTACTAAAACACACAGTCGAAGACGTCTGCTTTCAGAATCCGCATCGCTCCTTCACCGGTTGCCCGGACAGGACGAATCCTGTGTAATCTACGGAGCTTTGCTTCATCAGATCGCAAACACCATCAACTGCGCGTTCGTTCGAGGGTTCACGTGGCTGTATTTCGTCGGCATGCGCATTGGCGTATAGGCTGACTAGCTGTTCTTGCCGTGGCTTGTTACACGCTTGTCCTCCACCTCTTTCATTGCACCCAGCAGTGCTCAGAGGCTTCGCAGGAAAGACAGACGATTCGCATCAGGAGACACCTGATCGTCCATCCAGCCAAGTGCCTAAACATGTCTTCATCAAGGTCCAATCCGAAGAGCCAGCAAGCTGACTGAGCGACATCTTTCCAAAAATTCGACATGCAAGGCACTTTGGCCAAGCGATTGCCCTTTGTAACTACAACATGCAACCTGCGTGCTGATACGCAGATCGCACATTGTCGTTTGCATACACTTGATGTACCAGCACACCAAGCATACGTCTACCAGTTTCCATAGGGTATTCTGGCCACCCATACCGTGTCTGTCCACGGTGATCAGTCGCTTGTTAGCTGCTTCCCGTTTCGGCTAATGCCACAGCTTGCGCTGCCCTCCGAAGAGGTCATCAGGGGACGGACTCTCACCGCCCGACGGGAGGCGTCATTTGAGTGACGCCTTCTTGTTGGCCTGGAACGCGTCAGTGGGCATAGCCCACTGCCACGCATTCCTTGCACGCATCCATTCCGTGCAGTATTCGGCACTCAGGCATGCGATAGCGATCTTCTGGTTCTTATTCATGGGGACCTCCTTCCGCTGCGTGCCAAATGGTCACGTCTTATGCGGTCTGCAGCTTCTTGCGATCGGATCGCTGCACCATCCACCCAGGGATGTAGCCGTCGTCTGTACGCCAGACGATCGCGTTGCCCGACTTGACCCTCGGACTCAGGTTACCCGCACTCAGCCGAGCACGCGCAGGGTGCACGCGGATCGCCGAAGGCGAGACGCACTTTCGAGCGTTTACGCTCGAAAGTTGAAGTGAGTTCGTCAGAACTCACTTCAGTTTCTCTCCAAGTTCTCTCCAAAAAATCCGCAACTTCGAAAACGAACGTATTGGAAAGAAACGCAAAAAATGCGTCTCTTTTTAGCATTATATTTTCATAATAATCAGAGGTGATCTCATGCCAGAACCCATTGAATCCAAGTCGAAGAAATCCAGCATACCGACCAAAACAAAAACCTGCCAGAGGTGTGGCAAGAGTCATCCGCTGACTGACTACTACGCGAACAAGGACTGGACCGAGCAAGGCGGCAGGGATGCATGGTGCAAGGACTGCTTTGCACGTTGCACGACCAAGGATGAAGTCCGCGAGTACTTCTGGTACAACAATCGCGAGTTCAGCGAAAAGATGTGGCAGAGTGCGAGCGCTAAAGCCGAGGCATCGGCGAGCAAGAATGCGACATTCCTGAAGCTGCGGGACGATCAGAAGATCAAGGTCCTGGAGAAGATGACCTGTCAGCAGCTGCCATCTCTTCTCATTCAGCACTACAGTTTCGTCGACAACACGATGGGCGGGAAGCTTCACTCCTACGAAGAGGCAAAAGCCGAGGGCTACATCGTGGAGGAAGCAATCGACGACGACGTGAAGTATCACTCCTCAAAGTTCAACGGCGACTTCAAGAAGAAGGAGCTGGAGTACCTGGAGGACTACTACTCCGGCTTGGAGCAGGACTTCGACCTGACGGACGTGAACCTGAGAGATATTGCGAAGAAGCTGGCGAAGGCCTCGCTTCAGTACGACAAGGTTCAGGCAGACTTTGCCAACGGCAGATGCGACATCAGCGTGGTGAAGGATGCGATGGCGCAGTTCGACATGCTCTCCAAGTCTGGCAACTTCGCCGCATGTAAAAGGCGACCTGGAGACACAAGCGGTCTAAGCTCGTGGTCCGAGATCGCCTTAAAGTTAGAAGAGTCCGGTCACCCTTGTACTCGCAAGATCGAGTGGGAAGAGGACGATGTCGACAAAACGATCAACGACTTCCGGTACCTTGTAGAGTCTCTGTCTCTTGATACCTTGTGAGATTAACGACCCCACTTTCCTATAAACAGATTCGCGCTGTGATGGCTCACGGCGCATTGACGCGCTGTAGTGCGTGTGAGCAGAGCTCACATTATAACCACGGCGCGTTTTCGACGCGCTGTGGTGCAAAGGCAGCATGTTAGGGTCATAACCTAAAGCTTCGGGTTCGAGTCCCGACGGCGCAACTTCATATTTAGCGAGGTGTTACCATGTAGAAAGCAAAGCTTGGTGTGATCACAAACTGGGACGTAATGGAAGAGCAGATCATTTTCTACAGGACGCACCTTGATATCTTCATCGAAGATGCTTTTCCACCGATTAAACTCAGCAGGGACCAACACGTGATCGCAAGACAGATTGGCAACTGCAGAGACTCAGATGTTGTACAGAACCGTGGTGCGGGTAAGACATGGCTGATCGCACTCTGCTGCCATGCGTTGTGTTGCCTGTACCCGCAGACATTTGTTGCTGTGTGTTCAAAGACAGCGAAACAGGCGAAGCTGGTTCTGGAAAAGCTAAAGTTTCTCGCCGAGCGTAATCCGAACATTGCGAACGAACTTACGTCGAACAACGCCAGGAGTCTTGTGCAGATTTAGACAGACAAAGGCAGGGCCATATACAAGAACGGATCCAATTTTGAATCCTTTGCGATGGAGAGTGCTCGTGGCCAGCGTGCTAAGATCATCGTTGTTGACGAGGCACGGGATGTAGATCCCGAGATTGTGGATGCCGTTGTTTCTCCTCTGAAGAACTACCGCCGGGAGATCTCGTTTGAGAACAAGTTCCCGGATTTTGCTTCGAAGACGATTCGCATCACATCCGCATGCGAGAAAGCCCTTCCCTATTATCAGGAGTTTGTGAAGACCCTGAAGAACATGGCCACAGGTGACAAGCAGAGCTTTGCTTGCGCTTTGGACTGGAGGGCTGCTGTGGAGAACGGTGTCAACCAGGAGGAGTACTTCATCCACGAGCGGGAGAACAAGCCCGAGGTTGTTTTTGCTATGGAGTACGAGTCAAAGTTTGTGGGCTCCACCAACAACTCAGCCTTCCCGTATGAGCTGACGCAGAAATGTCGGACGCTTCAGAAGGTCGAGCTGGAGCAACCCAAGAACTCCAAGAGCCGATATGTGATATCACTGGATATCGCAACCAGCGATGCCGACACCGCTGATAACTCCATCCTTAGCGTGCTGAAATTTATGGAGAAGACTGACGGCACGTTCAATAGAAAGCTGGTCTACATGCGATCCTTCCATGGTGAATCACTGGATGTGCTGGCTGAGGAAGTTCGCAAGCTGTATCATCTGCATTTCCCGAATGCAGAGAAGATCATATATGACGCCAGAGGTCTGGGCGACAGTCTGGACAGATTCTTCGACAAGGAATGGGTGGACTACGCCAGCGAGAAAGAATACCCGCCATTGGTGGTGGACGATGAGCCGAACATGAACGCGGCTGCTCAGCCGATGCTGCATCCGTTCCGGGCGATCCAGGCGCTGAATCAGCGGTTGTACACCAACATGCGTGTGGCGCTGGAGAAGCAAAGGATTGAGCTGCCGATCCCCAGCAGACTGCTTCAGTCGAAGGAGCTCGAGCGGGACGATAAGCAAAAGATGTCCATGTACGAGAAGGCCATCTATGCAGAGGCTGATGCCCTGCAGTTTGAGATGGGCAATATCGTTGCGAAGGTGTCCGCCAGTGGCAACGTATTATATGACACGACAAACATACGCCTGCACAAGGACCGGTACTCCTCCTTGGCAATGGCGAACGACTATATCAGCGAGTTGGAGAAGATCAATATCAAACGCTTTAATCGTGGCGTACAGTGTATTGGTCTGGCCAGCACATTTTAATGTTTGTGATTAATAATCAGGATACCTTGGTATTGAAGAGGAGGTGGGAGCATGGCGCACGCTCTGGTGAGAAAAGACGATGAACCTATCAGCCCAAGCATATGCGAGTGGGTGATCGAGCAAGACAGCGACATTGCCGACCTTCCCACTTCTACAAAAAGAGGATAGCAAGGAGAGCCGACCTGTTATCCAGGATAGACGGCGTATCTCCAAGACCTGTCCAAGGTCTGGCTGCTTGGGCTGGATAACGTCTGGCATCTGGCAAAGTAAGGCGGTGGTCGTATGGATATTGTGACCTACGCGCTTGCTGTTGGCAAAGCCAGAGAACTGATAGACGAGCATATCAGCGATCTTCCTGTCGCGACCGAGGACAGCCTTGGTGCAGTGATTGTAGGCGACAATCTCAGCATCACTCAGGCGGGAAGGCTATCTGTGCTGACAGCTCCGGATGCGGAAGAGGACAACACGCTTCCTATTACTTCGGCAGCTGTGTACGCAGAGATTGGAAACATTAATGCCTTACTCGCCACGATATAAAAGGAGTGATGAAGCATGAGCACCGCAACGGAGATCTCGCGTCTGCAAACAGCGAGAAACACGATACGGAATAAAATGATCGAGTTAGGCCTTGGCAAGCCTTCAGATCTGTTGGACAATCTCGCGTAGGAGATCGATGGCATACAAAACCGTGGCGCGGTGAACGCCACAGTAAAGGAAGGCGAATCCTATACGGTGCCTGCCGGTTACCACAATGGATCCGGTACAGTTACAGGTGTGGCTGGTGGTGGCAACTATAAGCTGCAGACGAAGTCAGTCACGCCCACAACACAACAGCAGAGCGTTACACCGGACAGCGGATACTACGGCTTGTCAGGTGTGACGGTTGCATCGATTCCTGAAGCTTATCAGGATGTCACAAGCGTGACCGCTTCAGCCGGGGACGTGCTGGCGAACAAGGTGATTGTGACATCCACCGGTGCGGTTGTTGCAGGCACCATGCCAAATAACGGCGCAATCAGCCGTACGCTGAACACAAACACGCCGAGTGTGACCGTCCCTGCTGGTTACCACAATGGGAGTGGCACAGTAAGCATTACGCTGGAAAGCAAAGAGGCTACGCCGACCAAGGAGCAGCAGGTGATCGCTCCATCCACCGGCAAAGTGTTGAGCGACGTGCTTGTGAATCCCATTCCGGATGAATATCAGGATGTCTCAGCTGTGACTGCGGACAGCAATGCCGTGCTCGAGGGCTACGATATTGTTGACGCGAACGGCGACATTGTGTCAGGTGCCATTCCTGTCATACAAAGCGAGAGCGCAACACTTAACGTTGCGACAGATACTTATCAGATCGAAACAGGATACCATGACGGTCTTGGCAGTGTCACTGTTGCATACAGTGAGATTGATGCCTCTAATCCGGTTATCCCCAGCACGGAGCCTCAAGTCATCACTGATGCCGACGGAGGTTTCCTGTCTTCCGTATATGTAGACGCGATTCCTTCGAACTACATCGACACCTCGGATGCGACTGCGGCTGCTGCTGATATCATTAACGGGAAATCGGCTTACGTTGACGGTTCTCTCGTGTTTGGCACCATGCCCAATGCGACGACCGATATTGTTTTGTTCCCGAATCCGATTACTATAGGGCAGGAAACGGTTGCGGCGCGTACGAGCGAGATTATCTCTCAGGGCTATCACGATGGCACAGGCATTGCAAGGATTATTGTGGAGCCTGCTACTGCCACACCTACAAAGCAGACTCAGACGATCTATCCGTCTGATGGACATACATTATCATACGTGACGGTTAATCCTATTCCGGCGAATTATATCGACACCAGTGATGCCACAGCAAAGGCCAGTGACATTCTGGAAGGAACGACAGCATACATCAATGGCCAGCTTGTCACAGGCACTATGGAGAACAATGGTGCCACAGCACTGACAATGGATGGCCTGACGACAACGAGCGTTACCATTGCGGCAGGTTATACATCAGGAGGTACAGTCTCTTTGACCGATGATATAGAACAGGCTCTTGCCGCTATTTAAGGCGGTGAGAGAATGAGCATATCAAGTGAGATCGCGAGGTTGTCATCGAATGTCTCTGCTGCAAAGGCAGCCATCGCTGCGAAAGGTGTTCCTGTCCCAAGTACCGCGACATCAAACGATCTCGCCAACTTGATCAGCCTGATCAACACAGAGAAAAGCGATATGTTTCTTGTAGACCTTTCATGGGACGGGACGACAGGCGCTGCGAGCAAAACGTATGATCAAATCAAAGCGGCGGTTCTTCTGTGGCAATAGACAATGCCTCTGGGAACATTTGTGTTGGGAGAATCCACAATCGGATATCCGTCGCTTGTATACGGGGTTGCGACCTTGCAAAACGAAACAAGCGTCTATGACCGGAATGTTTTCTCATGCGCTTTGTATCAGATGGACGACGCCAACAAAAAAGCATGGTTTCTGGTAAAGCCTTCGCTGGCATTATCGGTGGACGAGAACGGTGCTGTTGCTGCCAGTACTGAACTTACATAATACAGGAGGTGAGGCCAATGGGCTTCCTTGATTCAATAGGACAACTCTGGAGACGGCCCACTCAGCAGGCAGAGCCTCCGGCTAAAAAAGAGAGACCAGGAAAAGTAGCAGTTGGAGCGAAGGATGAGGAAGAGCGAAAAGATCTTCAGTCTTACAACAACTCTAATATCACATTCTCTGGAGAGCTTTCTGGCTACGATTACGATTAGATCCTCAGAAACAAACAGGCGCATATATATGACCTGTATAGGCTGTAGGATTATTATACGGATGCAGATCCTCTGATCCATGGTATTGTAAAGCATGTTTATGTCCCATACAGCTTAGGTTCTTCCTGGACGCTGTATAATGCGTCTGAGAAGACAATTAAGATATATGAGGAGTTCTACAAGAAGATTCGGCTTCGCGAAAAGCTGAGTTAGATTCTTCTTGAGTACTGGAAGTACGCCAATGTTTTTGTGTACATTTATCATGGCGTTCCGATTACATTGCCTCCTACAAAGTGCAGGATAGGCAATGTATCTTTTAATGGTGAGCCAGTTGTGGACTTTGACTGCCAGTCGATTTATAATGAATTCAGACAAAAGAGCTATGTTATAAAAGAGAACTGGGTTAAGGATAACGATCTCGAGACATATTTCGAAGGTTTTCCTGATGAAGTCAAGGAAGCAATCAACAGAGGCGAAATGTATGCCCAGCTGAACCCGAAGTATTGCAAAGTCCTTCAGGCAGATAAAGAAAGTTGGCAACGATATGCCATACCGTTTATTTCCGCATGCCTTCCTGCTCTTGCCAAGAAGGAGTTGATTAATAAGTACGAAGTAAAAATGCTTGATTTAGGCATTCACTCATTCGTGCATATCAACTATGGCGACGAGAAGAAAGGCGCCGATATGCTTCCAGAAATCAATCAGTTAAGAGAGACTCGGAACATATTCTCCAGAGCTATGAACAACTTCCCGCTCGCTGTCACCAATCAGCTTGCGCATGCGCATGTGGTGCAGCCTGATCTCGATAATCTCTTCCAGTTTGATAAGTACAAGGATTGCAACAACGACATTCTGTCTGCTGGTGGCATCAGCGGCTTGCTGGTCGCTGGTCTCAGCACGGATGGTTCCACGTTTGCTTCCGCTCAGGTATCTATGCAGACGGCTGCCGCGAGGATTGAGGCTTGCCGGGATGAGGTCTGCGATCTGATGAATAAGATCAATGTCTGCATCCAGGAGGAGCTGGCGAACACGCACGTATATAATGTGTCACAGGTCCCCGAGTTTACGTTTATGCCGCTGGACATGGCAGGCAAGAAAGCGCTGCGCGAGGCTTGCGAGAAACTGTGGAAGGAAGGCGTGGTGTCTACCGAGACGCTGATGACTTCCTATGGTTATTCTATCGAGAGAGAGTCTGCACGGCGTAAGCATGAAGACTCTTCTGGCTTAGATGAAACGCTTGCTCCAAGGACTGTGGCTGATCAGAAAGCGCAGATGAAGATGGAGCAAAGTTTGAAGCCTGCGATAGAAGTTAAAGAGGAAGAGCCGAAGCAAGAAGATACTGTTGAAGAAACAAAGATTGGTCGCCCAGAAATGACCGATGATGAGCGTACCTCAGATCCAGAGGCTGCGCTTAGAGGCAAACAACCGAAACCTTCGAATCCAGAAGGAAGTATGGGCGAATGATTGCAAGTTGGCGGTGATCGGCATTCCTGATTCAGGAGGAGAAGTGATCTCCAAACCGTAATATACCACGATTATCGCACTGAGTAGTGGCGGGTGCGTAAATTGCCACCTTTATGTCTGCCTATAACTGTGCGTGGCAGGAAAAGGCAGATTTTATTATTTTGATCTAATCTGGGCAACCAGTTTAGATAGATTAGCACGAACGCTCGCGTTCGTCTTAAACTGATTAAAACGGCTTCGCCGTTTTAATAGATTAGCTCGCTTCGCTTGCTTTGCCCCCTACCATTGTGAGCAGAGAGAGCAATAAAGGGGATGAGACCCATGAACAGGATGAAAACCTGTTTTGCCTCTGTCATCTCCGAAATCCAGCAGTCGGATATTTATCTGACCGTCAAGGCTCGGCTGTTCGAAACACCGGGAGCTAATCTTAATGGTGTTCGAGTTACTCCTGCGTTCCTTGCCGAAATCGTGGAGCATCAGGAGAAGTATGTCGGGCTCCCACTGTGCGCGGATGTAAAAAATCTCGCGAGCGGTGATTACCAGCACCTTGGTCATCTGTATGATGCGCGCACGGGAGAGTTTCACTCTGCCCAGATTGGCTCCTTCTATCGCTACGAGAAAGAGGAGACTGCGGATGGCGCTGCGCTTATCGGTTACGCGAGGATCATGAAAAGGAACAAAGCCGTCTGCAGGGCAATTTCCGAATTGTTTGCGGATGGGAAGCTGAAGTTCTCCTTTGAGATCTCCTGCGGAAGCTACCGAGAGCTCGAGGATGGAACCATTGAGATCGACGCTTCTGAGGACAACTTCCTCGAAGGCGCTGCCGTGGTTACGTTCCCGGCTTGCGAGAGCGCTGTTGCTTTGGATCTGGTGGCCGAGTGCAACAGTATTGCGGATGGCCGCAGAGAGGGTGAACAAGAGATGACAGATGTGAACGACATCAAAGAGCAGGAGAGCCAGGAGGCTCTGGCTGCGAAGGTCGTGGTGGAGGACCATGTCGCGGTTGATACCGTGAAGGTGGTCGACACCGAGACCGGCAACGTTGTGGAAGACCATAACGTGCATGAGACTCACACGGAGACGGTTGTCCAGGATCCAGCGCCGCTGGGTGACAACAGTGTAGCCGTGGTCGAGTTTGCTGAGACCGACGATGAAACCGCTTCATGCTCCGACGAGGAGAAGAAGTGCGCGGAAGAGGAGGATCCTGAGGATAAGTCTGACGACGATCCTGAGGAGAAGCACGAAGAGGAGACTGCCTCTGTCGAGACTGCCCAGGAAGAGTCGATCGCTTCAGAAGAACCTGCCGAAGAAGTGGCCGAGGCTACGGACAAAGTAGCTAACGCCACAGAGGAAGTGGCTATTGCTACCGAGGAGGTTACTGCAGAAGAGACCGAGTCTACCGGGGAGACCGCAGAGGTCGGCACGGATTCCATGTCCGCGCTTGTCGCTTCGCTGCAGGAATCCATTAATTCGCTTCGTCGGGAACTGGCCGAAATAAAGGATCAGCTGAATGATACGCCTGCGAAGGTTATAGCCGAAGTGGCTGCGGCCGGAGCGGACAAGGCGAATCCTTTTATGGCCGACATCCAGGAAGGCGAGGACCGTCCGAAGTACTCGCTGCTGGAGAGTGAAGAGCCTGTCTCTTCTTATACTCTGCTGTGACAGAGCAAATATATTACGAGAGGAATGATAGCAATGGCTGGATACATGACCGCCCTTCAGGGCTACGTGTACGAAGGCGAGCTGGTGAACGGCGAGAACACCGCTATCGAGAACGGCATGTTTGTCGCTCCTACGATTGCTAATGGCCAGCTTGTCATGAAGCTGCCTGCTGCTGACACCGATACCAAGCTGCTGTGCAAGGAAGTTACCACCATCTATGATGGCATGCCTGCCTACCGCTTTATCGTGAATGCTGTTGGCAAGAACAACTATTTTGTCGAGAACGGTTTCGAGGTGAACAGCGCTGCTGTGTATGACACCACGCTGTACTCCACTGCTTCTGGCAAGTATCTGCGTGCCCATCCGATTCAGGTGGGCGAAGAGTTTGTGACGGACAAGGTCAGCGGAACGCCTGTGGTTGGTACCGAGTATGGCATTCTGGCGACCGGTCTCGTCGGTTAAGGAGGTGCAAGACAATGAGTGATATTATCGTGAATCGCGACAGCAAGCTCATTAAGGTGCTTGCGTCTCAGGCTCGCGGCGAGCGGGTCGACTAGTCCAATGTGGACGAGGCTGCGTCCATCATTGCCGAGCTGTAGAAGGATCTGACTCCTCAGAATCGGCACCAGATCGCGTAGGTCATCGCGTTTACCGTGGATGAGCTGCAGAAGCGCGAGCTGGATTTCCTGAACCAGGTGGCTGACCAGAAGTCTGTCGGCTATCAGGACAAGGCCGTGTTTAATATGCGCACCGGCGGCATCAAGGCCTACATCCAGGCCAAGGGTTCTACCACTAAGCGCAGCTATGTGGCTGATCGTCAGGTGACGGTTGAGACCGATGAGATCTCTGCCCGTCCCGCCATCAACATCGTGGACCTGCGCGCTGGCCGTGTGAACATGGCTGACCTGATCCGCGAGGCGAACCGTGAGATCACCAACAAGAAGCTGGCTCTGGTGGAGAATGTGCTGCATACTGCCATGCAGACTTACTCCAGCCCCTTCTATGCTGCCGGTACCGGCATCGTGAAGGCGACCCTGGACGCTCAGCTGGCGTACTTCCGTCGGCTGGGTCCTGTCACCATCCTGGGCGACCAGGCGGCTGTTGCTCAGCTGGCTGGCCTGACCGGCATGGAGATGAACCCCGGCGCGACCGGTGGCAACCTGTTCACCGAGCGCAGCCATGGCATGATCGATGAGATGAACGACAATGGTTACATCGGCCGTTACAATGGTGCTGCCGTGGTGTCCCTGGCGAACACCTACTTCGACGGCACCACCACCCCGGTGCTGGCCACTGACTGGCTCTACATCATTCCTGGTGGTATGAGCGGTGATGCTCGCAACCTGAAGATCGTCAACGAGGGCGGCGTGAATGCGTTCGAGTCCCAGAACATTGATGATCTGGTGTACGAGGTCCGCCTTGACACCTGGTTCGGCGCTGGCTTTATCTCCGGCAACCTGCCCACCATCGGCGCTTACAAGATCAACTGATCTCTTAAAGGGCAAAAGGGGCACCATTATGGTGCCCCTCGCCCTGATTTATTTTTACAAGGAAGAAGGTATAAGGCATGGATATGACACCCGCTGGATACACTGAGGCCCGTTATCGGGTTTACAATCGTTGCAAGTATGATATCGGTGTGACCGTTGCTGACGGTCGCCAGTACAATATCAGGCCTGGCAGTTTTGCACTGATGACTGCTGCTGATATCGAGTATGTTGACAGCATTTGCCGAACAAAGAAGTTCTTCGGTTCCGGAATGCTGGTCGCTGTAGATGGAACCAACAAGGAGATTCCGCTGGATAAACTGAACATTGTAGAGGTTGATGAGAGCGAGAAGCACCTTACTGACGAGGAAATCACCGCTGCGCTCAAGAAGTCTGCAAAGGCTATGGAGGCATGGCTGAACGCCATTGACGATCCGGTTGAGCTGCATGCTATTTATACAGTCGCGTCTGAGATGGACTTGCCGACGAGCAAGCTGAAGATTCTCAACGCGAAGATGCCAGACAAGGATTGGCTGGATCAGTTTAATTGATAAAGGAGGCGCTGCCCATGACGAACGTAACAGAGCTTGCGATGGAGCTTAAGGACATCGTTTCCTGGCAGAGAACGCCAGAAGAAATGGAAGATGCGGACTTTATCAAGATGATCCTGAATGGCATCAAAACCCTGTACATTGACACGGGCAGAGCGTCTCAATACTCCAAAGACATGATCGTATATCCTGAGGAGCCGGAGTCTGAAGAGGAACCTGTGGACAACACGATCTGGTTCACGGTGGATCTTCCGATTGACGAGGAAAAGTATGTGCTGATCGTGGCACAGATTGCATTCTTTAAGAAGGTGCAGAGCGATGTGAACAACATTGTTTCTTACACGACTGATGCGCTGAGTGTTGCGAATGCTGATAAGCCATATGCTCATCTTCAGGACACGATCGCTAATCTTGAGAACGAGCGCAGGATCATTTTCTATAAGATGGTCTCCTACTCGTTCTACTCTGTTTGAGGTGAGAGCATGAACGAAGACTTTACTGTCCGTACTGAGTATTACAATAAGCTGACGAACACACGGGAGATCAGGACGTATCCGTTTGAATCATACGCGGATCATATTTTTAATGAACTGAAATCTCTTGTGCGGGACGTCGAGTCTGTCTTGTCTTATCTGCAGAACTACAAGGATAAGGAAGACTGGGATCCGGAAGTCTGGGAAGACTTTCAGACGATCCGGAAGAAACTGCTGAACAATGCAAACAACATTGGCCGTCTCCCCCAGACTCTGTGTTACAAAGGGGTCCCATGCGCCAACGTGAGCATGAGCGAGATCATCGCGAAAATCATTAACGACCAGTGATGAAAGGAGCTGGCGCAAATGTCGAAACCATATGTGCCAGCTGGCACGAAGACAAGATTCTTCAGACCGCCAACACTGGCGTAGGACTTTACGGAGTTTCTGGATGGAGATATCCCAAACATGGTCATGGACTTTACATTGTTGACCAACTGGTATGATCAATTCAAGGAAGGCTACGAGCCGAAGATCATTCGCGGTGAGTTCTACACAGAGACTGCGAAAAGCCGTTATACCAACACGGATAACAACGTTAACATCCGCTGTGATCTGGCAAGCGGGATCAAGAAGGGCGACATGGTGATCGCCAGCAACAACAATGATGTGTATATCCTGGACTGGGAGATTACGTTGCAGAGCAATAACGCTCCGTCCCGGGCACTCAGGTGCAACTTCGACCTGACGGTCAAAAGGCATCACCCGGAGATTACGGATGACAGAGGCTATCTGCTCAAAGAGGAAGGCGACGACATTATTGTGGACGCGCTTCCTGCGAACGGATACTTCTACGACGGAAGAAACGCGAGATATCTTGCGTCCAACGGAACACCTGGTATTGCGCCTGAGGTGAATGCTCTGGTGACTGTGCAGTATAACGAGCAGACCAAGAACCTGAAGGTGGACGATGTGTTCAAATGGGGCAGCGATATCTACCAGATCACAGACATCTCTGTGGCAGGTTTAAACAGGGCTGGTACCAGCGGCTGCCTGAGCCTACAGACCATACAGAAACCGGGTGGCATCTATGACAAATAACATGAACGGCCTGGTCGAGACGGTGAAACGTTCCGTAAAAGATGCTGTGTTCAAGAGAGTCAACGAGATGGCGAGATCTCTTCAGAGCAGTCTTTTGTACGAGTTCCAGAACGATCTGGTTTTTGCGGGACACTCGAAAGAGTTTGAACCGCTGTCCAGCATTACGGTTTCGGTGGAAGAGAACGGAGACAACCAATATAAGCTTGTCATGGATATGGGCAAGCTGAACGACAAACAAAAGGAACTGTTTGAGTTTTATTTCAAGAATGCAAAGTCACGCGTGTTAGGAGGTGATGCTTGATGCCGGCTACATGGATCCATGATTGGAACGAGATCATTCGCGATGTGATATATCCGGACGTCGAGCTTCGCCGACTGATGCGTCTGCCGAAAGATACCGGCATTATCGAGTTCATCGATAAGTATTTTATGCGATCCGGTTACTCTAACCAGACGCTTGAGCATGAGGATGTTCGGATAGTCTACGGGGACATCGCTGCGCATGAAACAGAAGTTCCGAACGTGACGAAGAACGAAATGAGTTTTGATATTTATGTAAAGCAGGAACACCTGCATAACGTCGGAAACGACAGGCTGCAATACAGGACACACCTGATTGCGGCCAGACTGATTGAGCTTTTTACCAAGCATGGTACAAGCGGCAAGTATTTAGGCGGATATCGGTTCTGGGTCAAGAACGAGATGGATCTTGGCACACGAACGACAGGTTATGCACGGTACTGTGTTACGTTCTACTACATGCGAGTATATTAAGGAGGCGACGTTTCATGAGCACATATGTTCCAGCCTGGAAAGGCTATGTCGCAGACGTCCCGCAGCTTTGGTTCAGGAGATGCGATGGCAACGTCTACCATTTTGACGAGCTGACCCAGGTTAGCGTCCAGCCCGATACGACCACGATTGATATTAATGCCGGGCACAGCCTTTATCCCGTGGCGTATCTTCCCGGCCAGTCCACGATGACGATTGATATCACCAGCGGACAGTTTGATGCTGACCTGTTTGCGATGGCGAACAACGCGTAGTTTGAGGATGGGTCAATCGAGATCCCCGGCTCTGCTTCAGAAGCCATCGAACTGTATACGCAAGAGATTGCGCAAGGCATGACTGTTATGCACATCAAGCTGCACAACTTCCTGGCTTACAAGACGGCAAGCGTTCAATTTTCTCTTAATGGGGAGAATGTCGGCGACCCTATTGTTTGTTCTGATACGCAGGATGCGGACAGCAAAACGAGCTTCAAAAATGCTGTCGCTCAGTTTTTCCCACATGATCCTGGCCAGCAGATGGGAGTTATTATGCCTGAAACCGGTTATGATGTTGACATACAGATTAACTTCAACTCTGTTCCTTCTCTCCCTGAGATGCCAGCCGATGGTGGCACAATGGAGTAGGAAGGTCGGGTTTCCAGTGGCAAGGTCGCAAGGTTTGATAACAAGTCCGCTGCTGTTGGTGAGGCCGTTCTGAAGTGGCCGGTGTATGCCAGCGGAGATGACTGCTCTGACTCTGCCATTAAGGGTTATGTGATTCTGCGGATGTACCGTGCCAGGATCACGAGAATGCCTGGGTTCGACGATTCGTACAAGAGCGCCTCTACTTACCAGTTCCAGCTCTCCGCGATGGATCCGAAGCGGGACGATGCCAAGATTTATGATATTGCTTATTGCGAGAATGACTCGCAGCAGTATGAAATAATTGAGTTTGGTGGTTATACAGTACAATATAGCAATGGCAATTTTATTGTTAATGGAAACCCTGTTTCTGAAACCCAAGGAAGAACATTTCTGCTCGTGAATGGAAAGAACGGCTTTGTTTCTATTTATCAGCCAACAGGCGACGATGATCCGTTTGCTGATATTGAAAAAATAGATCCAAATTCTAGTGACACTTTTGACGTTATTTACAGTTTTGATGTGCCAAGCGGCGACGGCACCATAGAGAATGCATCGTATTTATATAGCAGTCGATACGGAACAATGAATGTGGAAGATTATGCAGAAATGGAAGAACCTGCTTTTAGCGGCAGACTAGAGGCGCTTAAAGATGGAACGTAGGTTGCAGTTGTTTTGATTGGAAATAAGAAAGACTATCACTTCTCTATATCTTTTGAATAACTCTATTTAACTGATTGATAACATGGGGTCTGTAGGGGGACAACGTGTTTTCAATATATAAAACAAATTTTACCAAAGGAGAGTGTTGCATATGGCCAATACATATGTGCCTGCCTACAAGGGCTATATCGCGGACGTTCCGCAGGTCTGGTTCAAGCGCTGCGACGGCGAAGTGTTCCACTATGACGAGATCACTCAGGCTTCTGTGAACCCCCAGACCAACTTCACCGAGATCAATGCCGGTTGGTAGCTGTATCCCGTGGCTTATCTGCCCGGTCAGTCCACCATGGAGATTTCTATGACCTCTGGTCAGTTCAACGCCGAGCTGTTCGCGATGGCGAACAAGACCAAGTTCGCTGCGGACGCCAGCTTCACCACCTTCAAGACCGAAAACCTGACTCCCGACGCCACGACCCACAAGGTCACCCTGGCCGAGACTCCTGTGGATGGCTCTGTCGCTATTCGCGGTCTGGAGCTGACCACTGACTTCACCGTGTCCGGCAAGGAAGTCACCTTCACCAGTGAGACCATTACCGGCCCCGTCGAGATCTCTTACGAGTACACCGTTGCCGATGCTAACGTGATCAAGATCGATAACAAGTCTGCCGCTACCGGCGAGGCCGTCATGAAGTGGCCCGTGTACGGTGCTGGCGACGACTGCACTGACAACGCTGTGAAGGGCTATGTGGTGCTGCGGATGTATCGTTGCCGGGTCACTCAGATGCCTGGGTTCGACACCAGCTACAAGAGCGCGGCCACCAATGCCGTGACCTTCTCCGCTATGGACGCGAAGCGCGACGACGAGAAGATCTACGAGATCGCCTACATCGACGCCTAATCAACCAAACATCGTTTCTTGTAATAAGGATAAATTATAAGGTTATGCAAGGAACTCAAGGGGTTGCTGCATAACGCAGCAGCCCCTTTTTTATTACGTATAAGGAAAGAAGGATTTATATGCCAGTTATGAACAAAGATCTCCCGGAAGCGAAGGAGAATAATAAAAAGCTTCCTGCGAAACGTGCCCTGAAGAAGGAAATCCCTGACGAGGCTGAACTTGATAAAGAGATGCCGGAAGCCTCGGAACTTGACAAAGAAATGCCGGAAGCTTCTCCGCTTGATAAGCCTCAGCCTCCGCTTGTAGACCCGGAGAACATTATCCGGGTTGGCGACCAGGACATTGAGATCAAGCCGACGAAGCTGCTGTACCAGCGGAACAAGACTGCTGCAGCTTACCGGATTCTTGACGTATACCCTCTGCCCGACATCCTTGCGATGGATAAGGGCATTCTCGACCCGGAACGTGATGGCGATGCGATTGTGTTTGACTTCCTGACTGCTGTGTTCGACGACGGCAAGCTGGTGGCCAAGTATTATGACACAATGGACTCTGAAACCATTTATCGTGCGGTTCAGATCTTCAAGCGACTGAACCATATAGACGATAAGGAAGAGGCCTCAAAAAACCGGGCAGCCAAGGGGACGAGCAAATAAGCCTTGACGAGGCTGTAGCGCTGGTTGCTGTCTACCTTGGCGAAGCTGATGAATCGAAAATAAACGGAATGTCGATTCCGTTTTTCAATAATGTATTGGCGGCATTAGGCAAGCGCGTTAACTACGATGCCGTCGTGAACTATGCCGGCAACTCTTTCGCGAAGGATTCCTGGAAGCTGATTCAAGAGGCAAACCCGTTGGTAAAGCCGAAGAAGATCAGTTCCGGATTTATGGATCTGTTGAACAAGGCTGCGCCGAAGTCTGATGCTAAGACGCAGAAGATGCTGAAAGAGATTGACTGGGCGAAATAAGAGGTGATTTATATGAACCGTGCTTGTTTCTATTATGAGGCAATGATGCGCTCCTATGATAAGCTGATTAATGGCGAGTGTAGCCAGGAGTCTTTTATCCTGGCTGCCAAAGCCTTTGCTGCTTTACGGGAGCCTAACCCATTCAAGCGTTGCGAGGATGATACGCTGTTTTCGCAGAATGCAGCGATTCGTCCTTAGGCTGATACTAAACTTATTACTGCCGTAAAGGAGGAATCTTGATGAGTTATTTTGACGTGTTGAATAAAGCTTACGAGCTTGTGATTGTTACTGACGAACTTACTGCTATGTCTTATCTGCAACCATCATATAAAATGTTGCTTCGAGATAACGACATTCATTTGCCAGGTTATGATGCGGTTTCTAACGATAATGACCCTGAACTTTGGGAGGCTGTGAAGCTTGAGGTTGAAAAGCGGAACGCTATGTTTAACTTCATGAATCCGGTTGCGGAATGGGTTTATGCTGTTATCGCTAACGTTGTTGACCCAACAGTGACCAAGGAAGAAAACGAATTAATAAAGGACGTAATCGAATACATCAATACAAAAAATAAAAAAAAGAGAACACGCAAAAAGAAAGAAGAACCTGCTTCTGAAGAAACACAGGATGACAATATCTGATTTTGTTCGGCAGCTCAATGCTGCTTCCGAAGGAGAGTGATTTACTATGTAGGAGCGTTTAGAATACGAGATTTCCGTTAATATTACAAACAGCGGAGATGTTGATCGTTTGGTCGATGGTATGCGCCAGGTGGAAGCAAGCGTTGGGAAAGCCCAGGAAAAAATGGCTGCATTAACAGCCGAAGCTTCCAGAATGGGAGAAGCTGCCTTAAACAGTACAACACAACTTGCGGATGGTGCGAGTAAAGCGCAAGAAAAACTGGCAGCTGTTGCCCAAGAAACATAGCATATTGGCGAATCTGCCACTAATGGCACGCAGCTTCTCTCGATGAGCGCAGAAAAAATGGCAGAAAGAATAGCTTCCATGATGGCTAAAACAGAAGAGATGAAAAGTGGGTTTTAGTCTCCTGTAGCCAACTTAGAAGAAGATTCTTTACAGAAAATTGGATTTCTGCAATAGGCAATACAGAGACTTCAATCTCTATATAACAACGTTGCAAGCGCTACAAACGCGAGAGACAGAGATATAGCTGTAAGAGATTTCAATAGCACGTTATCGTTTGTTGGTTAGAGATAGGCTGACTTAAGGCAGGCGTAGAAGGCTGCGCAAGACTTATAGTCTGCAATAACTGGGACTTTTTCTCAGGAGTTTGCTCAAGGTATACAAACACATTTGCCAGCCATAAAGAATATGATTCGGAATGCATCTTCTACTTTTACTGAGATGTATGGTGTCAGAAAAGGAGAAGACAGAACTAGTCGCATTGTCGAAGCTTTAACATAGTCTGGTGGACTTGAGAACGCCAGATACCAGCAAATGTTATAGCAAGTAAGAAAAGGGGCTTCAAACCCACATGTGTTTTCTGATAGCAATATGGAAAAACTTGTAAGAGCGATGACATATGTGTATGCACCTGAGCATCAAAGAGGTATAGTTGGAACATATGACCCAAGTGCTGACGAAGCTGGCAAAGACAAGAGATTTGTCTTTGATTTAATGCCAAAACAGTTTGGGAAATATTTGGAATCGCATAGAAAAAGGAATACATTTGATACAACGCAAGCACGGCGACAAGAAGCATCTCAACAGCTTACTCCACTTGAAGTCGATAGATTATTTGGTATTATTTCAAATACACCATATATGATGGATGAAGCGCTTGATAGTGGATTATTGGTAGCAAATCGCGGTCACTATCATAGGAAAAGTGTAATTACGAGAGACGATGTAAATAGATTTGCAGGAAGAGTAGGAAGAACGTTTACATACGGAGCTGCTGGTATGCCAGCTTATGGCATCGATGATATTTTATCTTTA